GCACGGCTTGGACAGTTCCGCCCAGACCTGTTCATAATTGATGACGTTGACAAGCAAGATGACACAGAGGCGGCCATCCAGAAAAAGATTAGGATAATCTCGACTTCAGTTTTGCCAGCAGGATCAACTGATTCAGGCGTTATTTTTATCCAGAATCTGATCCATCCCCGTAGCGTTATTGCCCGTGTTGCTGACGGCAGTGCGGGAATTATGCTCAACGCTAGGGTGACGCAGGAGCCTGCTGTTCTTGGCCTGGAATATGAGCCGGATCAATCCAAGCGACTGCCCGATGGCCGCATCCCGTACCGTGTGACAGCTGGCGTCCCCACATGGCCAGAAGGCCAATCTTTGGCAACGTGCGAAGCGCAGATCAACGAATGGGGGCTTCGTGCATTTCTATCAGAGTCCCAGCACGAAGACGAGCCGGACGGTGGACTTTGGCATATGGATCGGGATCTAACACCGTATCGCGTGGCGAAACATCCTGAACTGATCAGGATTGTGATTGGGGTTGACCCTAGCGGCGGCACTGGTACGGAAACGGGAATTATCGCGGCTGGGATTGATATCACTGGCCATGCCTACGTGCTATCTGATGATTCCACAACTGGAACCTCGGCAGAATGGAGCGCTGACGTGGTGACGAGATACAACCTGGTTACGGCGGATTGCGTGGCTGTTGAGGTCAACTATGGCGGTGATATGGCTCAAACGATAATCAAAGCTTGCGATCGCCGCGTTAACGTAAAGATGTTGCGGGCAACGCGGGGCAAGCTGTTGCGGGCTGAACCTATCCATCAAAAGTATCAGCAAGGGCTGGTTCACCATGTGGGCTATTATCCCGAACTGGAACGGGAATTATGCCAGTGGACGCCCTCGCAGCAGTCGCCAAACCGATTAGATGCCTTGGTGTGGTGCCTCACTGAATTGCTGTTGGGAGAGACTGAAGGCGCTTGGGCACAAACCCCGGCGGCATGGCGTTAGGCACAATCTAGAAAACGGCGATCGCCCTCAATGCAAGATCCAAAGGTCAACTCTCCAGCCTACTGCCGCCCCGACGTTGCAATTATTGACGCGTGGCTAGAGGTCGTTGACGATGTTTATGGCAGCCTGGAGGGCAAAAAAGAGAAGTATTTGCCTGCCAATGAAAAAGAGTTTGCCCTGGTTTATGCCCAGCGCCTGAGTCGTGCTGTGTTCAACAACAAGTTGCGCGGCGCGATTGAGGCGAACGTAGGGCTGTTGAGTGCGTTTGAGGTGTCGGATATGCCGCAATCGGTAGATCTAGCACAAGATGATCTTGACGGCAACGGCAGTGACTTTAAAGCATTTTTCGCCCTCGCTGATGATTATGCTTTACGGCACGACCAATCGTTTGTGTTAGTAGACTATCCAGTAATTAATCAGTCAGAAATCACATTTGCAGACCGTGCTGAGTCTGGCCGGCGACCATATTTGCGCTTAATATCACGGCGTAATATCAATAGCTATCGTTACCAAAATATTGGGGGGCGATCGGTGCTAACACAGATCGTTTATGTGTCTAGCAAGGAAGTGATTGATGGCGTCTTTGGCATTAAATTGCAGAAGGAATATCACCAAATCTCGCTAACAGAACGCGGCGTCACTTTTCAGACGTGGAGGTTAGATGAAAAAGATAATCCTGTGAAGATTGGGGAAGAGGTAACGCTGGAGAAAAGCGAGATCCCGATCGTCCCGTACCCTTGCACTTCAGAGCCATTTCCCCAAGTTCCGCCGCCGTTCCTAAAGGCAGCGCGGCTGAATATTCGGCTACTCCAGAAAGAGTCGCTACTAGACGAAACCGAATACCGCCTATCCCCAACCCCATACCGCAAGCATCCTACGGCGATTCCTGAAGACTTGCCGCCGTTGGTATTGGGCCCATCTTGGTGCATCGAGGTACCCAACGCTTCGCAGGGCGGCGATGTGGGTATCCTTGAAGTCTCCCCCGATATTGTTGAGCCAATCCGCAAAACAATTGCGGAGATTAAGGACGATATTTCTGCTGAGTTCCTGTCATTCTTGGCAGGCTCTAGAGTACAAAGAACCGCTACAGACGCGATGCTTTCCAGCGCACAATCCCAAGCATCCCTGAATGGTTACGCAAGAAATAAGGCCAGCGCGATCAAGCATATTTTTGATTTTTGGTGTTGGCATACTGGCGAGGCGAACACATTACAGGTGTCAATGGACCATAGCGTTCTAGAACTTGCCTTAGATGCCCAAGAGATGCAGGCGCTGAAAGATTTAGCCAGAGAGGAATTTATCGATCGTCAAACATTGCTAGAACTGCTGAAAATGGGCAAACAACTGCCCCCCGACGCAGATATTGAATCGATATTGCAACGACTTGATCAGGCAGAAAACCGCCGCGCTCAAAACGAGATTATCTCGGCGGCGGATATGGCCTACGGCACTGACCTGACAGCTAACCGAGGGCGGGCGATCGCCCCTACAGGAGACCCCCCCGATGCCCTGGATCGCTAACGATCGCGTTCGAATAATCCGCTACGAGGCCTATAGTCTAGGCACCGTTAGCGAAATAACAACATCTGACCTCTATAGGTTGGTGCAGGATCAACTTAACGATATTACAGACGAGGGGATCATCGTGAGCATCCAAACCGACCTAACCGAGCTAGATAGATTAGATTTGGCGATCGGCGCTGAGCAGGGCAGTTCTAATGCTGCGTTGATCAAGGCTGGATCTCTGGAATGGGAATCTGCCAGCGCTAGGCAGCAAGGTTTTATGCGGCGATTTGGCCAATTGCGCAACCGTGTTGCCCGTCTGCTGTCCCGTTCATTCGGCGGGGTTTCTAATACAGGGTGGAATTCCCAGTCGAAGCGCGGCTAGGCACCCTATCGCAGAACAGGGCGTGATGCCCGATAGTTGCGTGACGCACTAACAGTATGAGTGATCCGACCCCGATCGATGTGACCTTAACGGACGATGTGACGCCACTAGACGAGGTGACGCCACTAGACCCCAACTCTGAGACGGCGATTGCGACTGCCAGAAAAGAGCGGGCACTTCGGCAAGACCTAGAGCGTAAGCTCACCCAATTGCAGAAAACCTATGCTGACATCAACCCTGATGTGGCGCGGCGGGCGCAAGAAGTCCTAGACCAATCTGAAAGGCAGCAGGAACAGAGTTCCAAACGGGAAGCCGAGATTGAAGCGCGCTTCAAGTTACAGTATGAGCCACTTGTGGCTCAACTTCAGGCTGACGCTAAGGTTGCCAATCAGAGGCATCTAGACTATTGCCGCGATGTGCAGCTTGAGCGGGCGTTCTACGAGTGCGATGGTTTGGCAGGGGAATTTGAGCCTTGTTCTCTGGCACTGAAACGCCGGATCGCAGTGAAGGAGGATGGTGCGATCGTGGTCTTGAAGGCCGATGGCAAAACCCCTGATTTTGTGGCTAGTCCCGATGGAACCCGCGCTAAAAGCGTTGCCGATCTGATTGAAGAATTGAAACAATCCAAGGATCACGCTTGGTTCGCTCGTCACTTCAAGGGAACGGAGCGCGGCGGCTTTGGGATTACTGGAGATTCTGCGATCTATGCCAACGACCCGGCCTATGCCCAACTGCAACCATGGCAGCGCTTAGACCTGGATCGAGCGAAGAGATCTAATAGCCGTCGGGGCAGCTAGTGCGATCGTTGGCACCCTATTACCAATGGCGATCGGCGTGAGGCCCGTTGGCGGCGTGAGGCTGCGAATGAAAAAAGGGAGCCGCAACCCTATTTGGTATTATCATGGCTCTAACACTTTTAGAAGCCGCAAAGTTAATTCAAGATCCGCTCAAGCAAGCGGTTGTCTCTGAATTTTCCGAGGGGCAAATTATGGGCACCGTTCCTTTTGAGAACGAGGAGGGCACTGGTGTCCATTACAACAAAACACAAGCCCTCCCAGGGGTAGGCTTTCGTGGCTATAACGAGAGTTTTACTGAATCAACTGGTGTGCTCAATAACGAATCTGAAGCGTTTCGATTGTTCGGCGGCGACCTTGACGTTGACACTGCGCTGGTCGCAATGAAAGGCGCGTCCGTCCGATCTACCCATGAGCAGCTAAAAGTTCAGGCTCTTCGGATGGCTTGGGAATACCAATTTATCAAGGGCACATCCGTTGATGGGCGTGGCTTTGACGGATTGCAGAGCCGGGTCACTGGGAGCCAGATCATATCCAATGCCGCCGCCGGCGGAGCGGGTTCCCTCGCTAAATTGGATCAGGCGATCAGCCAGGTGGAAAAGCCCACGGCGCTGATCATGTCGCGCAAAGTTAAAGATCTCATGAGTGCCGCCGGAAGGAACTCTACCCTGAACAATCTCCTTTCAAGTGCCGAAGACCGCTTCGGTCGCAAATTGACCCACTATGGCGAGTTGCCCATCTTGGTTGATAGTCTGAGTAACCCGATTTTGCCCTTCACAGAGGCAGCGCCTGATGGTTCTGGTAGCACGTTCACCTCTATTTATATCGTGTCTTTTGGTGCGATGTCTGTGACCGGGATTCAAGGCCGAAATCCTTCTGGCGGATTCGGGATTGACGTTCGTGACCTTGGCGAGATTGACAATCCATCTGTGTATCGCACGCGGATTGATTGGAACTGTGCGTTTGCTGTCTACAGCGGATTCGCGGTTTCTCGCCTCGCTGGAATTGCAAACACCGCATTCGTGGCTTAATAGGAGCTAAAAAATGGTTACCCCAGCAGCAAATCCCAACTTGTCGCCTTCTGACGTGGCAGGTCGGTTCTATTCTCCCCCCCTCGATAAAGCCCTCGAACTGCGCGATTATGCCGCTACGGCGATCGCAGCCACTACCGCAGGCGCTGCCGTATCGTTCTATTC